GACCCGCCAGTGCTTATGTTCTTTACTCCATACGATACGTTGGTGTAGGTAGCCATTTCTTATCCCATCATAAAAGCTAGGTAGTACGCTTGGTCAACTGAAGCACTTGCATTTGCTGCCCATGTTGGCGCACTGCCGTTAGAAGTCAAAATATATCCGTTAGCACCAATACCCACTTTAGACAGGGCAGTGCCGGATGTGTAATAGAGCATGTCACCAGCGGCGTAACTTGTAAGCCCTGTGCCGCCATAGTTACTAGCAATAGTTCCGCCGTTCCATGTGCCGTTAGTGATGACCGTAGAGCCAAGGTTTAGTGCGTTAGTGCCCCAAGTCACATTCTCAGGAAGGAATCCGTGTACGTCCCATGTGCCTGCTGTAGTGCCGTTTGATAACAATACAAGTTCAGCCGCACCGCCAGATGTAATTGTTCCAATAGCGCCAGTGGCGTAGTCTTGGAGAGTCAGCGTTCCAGTTGCGTTGTTGTTAAACACAAACGCTACACCTGTAGTGAGCGTTGTCGCATCAGGCATCGTATAGGTCTGGTTGCCCGTGCCGTTCAATGTCTGTGAGTAACTAGATGCCGCAGTCAAGGCTGTTGTACCGCCCGCCGCTGATACTGCTGTGTTGGATTGGTTTAAACGGTTTACTGCTACGTTCTGGTTAGCATCTCTCAGCATCACTGAGTTAGCACCACTTGATGCAGTTACGCCGGTGCCACCATAAGCCACGCCTATAGTTGTACCTTGCCAAGTACCAGAAGACACAGTACCCAACGCACTGACGTTATCTGACCCATCCAGATTAACGGACTTCTCAGATGGATACGTTACAAAGACATTGACTGTGCCGCTGAATGTGACCGCTGTTCCAGAGTTACTGGAAGACAGAATGGTTGTGCGCGTGAGAGTCGGGCCAGTAGTTGAATACGTGCCAACACCAACTTCCCAGTTACCCGTAGCATCAAACGAAGAGTAATAAGTGGTGTTCCCGTTGCCAACCACGGCAAAGGATTGGAAGCCCGTGACAGAGCCAGATAAGGTAAAACTTACCGTGGTGTTTGCAGAACCTGTTTGCTGGACTCTGTCATTAAGTGCTAGAGCCATCTAGAACCCCTTAGCTGGTAGCGGTGGTGCTATAAGTTACCGTGACTGTGTCTCCGGATGTAACAGTCTTGGCAGTGCTGAAGTTGCCTTCTGAGTACAAAGTACCCGCAGTGCTAGAGATTGTGCTGACCGCGCCAGTACCTGTCACCAAGAAACAGCCATACACAGTAGCAGAACCTGTCATTGTGTAGGTGATAGCCGTAGCCGTTGACGTAGTCACGTTTGATGGGGTCGTACCAGATGAGGAAGCCGCTGCGAATACTGCTGTACCGCGAACTGCCGAACCGCCCACGGTGTAAGTAGTCAACTCAGTCCATGTCTTAGAAGTCATGGTGTCTGCGGCTGCATACGTAGTGCTGTTGTTAATCAGACCTAAGAACGGGCCAACTGTGGTGTATGTGCCAGATGTGCGTAGGAGCGTGTCGAGTAGTAACTGCTTACCAACGGCTACGACCAAGTTAGGAAATTCATCTTCCCACTTGAGGTTGCCTTCGGCGTCGCGGCAGACAACATGGTATTGACCATCAATACCCATACCTTCTGGGATGGATGCGTTTGCTTGCAGTGTGGCTACGGCGTTATCGCCAAAACCGGATTGTTCTTTATGCATATGTGCTCCTATGAGAGTCGGATGATTGCAGACGTGTTAGTGACTGCTGGGAATTGTACGGTGAATGTAGTAGTTGAGGTCTTATCTGCGCCAAAATCTAGCACGCAAACTGCTGGGTTAGTGGTGCCATTTGCCAAGTAAATCAACGCACCTCTTGCGGTGATTGCGCCACTCCATACGGCGTTTGTAAAAGATAGGTACGTTGTAGCCGCCCCAGTCTGGTTGCCTGTTGTGGGGACTTGGGATACGGTCAACAAACTGCCACCCGCCACATAGTTACCCCCAGACGCTTCGCCCGTAGTTGTGTATGCTGTTGTAGTTGCGTCTAAAGATGCCGTGTTGGTGTAGAGAGCAATATAAAAACTACCAGACGTAAAATTAAACGAGCCGTTCATCAAGCCCGTCTTAAACGTGTTACATGTCCAGTTGCCTGTAAAGCTCATACCCGATTTCCCTTTCGTATATTATCTACGGCGGGGATTACTTGTAAGTTTGTTGGCACATGTAGGCCGGAAACAGTTTTACCTTGTAGCGGGGCAATGTGATCGACATGCCAAGAAAAACCAAATATTTTTGTGCGTAAAGCGGCTAATTCATAAGCCTGCTCAATCATCCAGCGGTCATCGGCAGTAATCCATTTTGGATAACGCATAAGTCTTTTTGTTTGTTGTTGCCTTGTGTGCGCAAGTATTTTTACGGGATTATTTTTTTCCCATTTTCTTACGTTATCTTTAATTTTTTGTGTATGGTTTTCGTATTGCGTAGCGTTGTGCTGTTTTACTTTGATGGGGTTTCTTTTACGCCACTCAACAAGATGCGCGGCTCTGCAAGCAAGGCACTCACCAGTAAGGGCGCGGCGTTCAGTAATATGTCCATGCACGCAAGCAACACCGGTAGAGTACCGTTTGTACCCACCAGCTAATGCTTCTTTGCGTGTATTTGGTATCACGTTGTAACCTTAATTTTTGTTTGTCCGTCGCGGTATGCGTCGCCCCTTTCGAGTCCGTCGCCCAAACGCTTGGCAAGTGCGAGTGCTTCTTTGTACTTGAGTTCGTAGAACCCCATTACGTCGGCTTCACCTTTCATATACAAATACGCTTCTACTAAACTTCCATAAAGCAATACAGTATCAAAGTTATCCCCAAGCCATGTATGCCCAGAGGCTGTGACAGTGATTGATTCGGGGTAGAAAAAGTAATGCAACTCTACAGAGTAGGACGCATCAGGTGTCGGGCCAACAATGAACGATAGTTCGTTAGTGATTGTGCTGGTGTTAACAGTCGGGCCAAACAGCGCGTAGTACTTGGGGATACCTACATCAGTAGTTGGGTTTGGGTATGCCTGACGGATGAAGTTCACATCTTTGTTTAGCAAGTACTCGTAGTTACCAGTGGCATCAATCACAGCCAAAGAGTAAGTAGACAAAAAATCCTCTGGGCAAGACAAGTACTTATTGCTGGTAGTCACGCTACCTGTCACGTTTTTACGCAACGATGGAAACTGAACAGAGTTGTATATACGCTGTTCAGCCTGAGTAATAAAGCGATTCAACTGAGTCGTTGAAGACACAACTGTGCTATCCGCCAACGTAGTGGCAGGAAACGTATTCTCTGTATACGTCTGAATCGCTGTTATTAACTCCGTATAGGTCATGCCATCGGGCCTCTTGCCATCACACCCTTAATAGCGCAGCCAGTACCACGGATTTTGATGCCGTCGGTTTTAGTTGTCTCGTTACCAGCAGACTTGCTAATACGACCAATGGATACGTCCATTACATCTAACTTGCTGCGATTTGCCCCTTTGCCGGGGTTTTCTTCCACAGTAACGCTCTTGCCAGACATAGTGTGTGGCTTTGCGTACGCAGAAGCAGGTAAGTTGTTTTTAGCCATATTAGCCTCCGCGTGAAGCGCCGCGTTGGTTCACGACTTTAGCCATGCCACGCCCGTACTGCTTCATCATGTCATTGGTCTTGCCGCCTTTAGCCAACTTGGTCATTGGCTTGCCGGGGTGCAGTTTCTTCTCGTGCTTGTGCACGGCACCTGCGATCATTTTCTTGTCTTGCTTTAAGTCTTTCTTGTCCATTTCAACTCCTAAGTTGTTGCTACCGTAACTGTACCCAATTGCACCGATAAAGCCAAGTTATTTGGCGTTAAAGCTGCATCAAAAAACTCTGATCCGCCAACAGGGTTCCACCCCCACTGGAAAATCCGGCTACCACCGCCTGACTCACCATCCGCTAACAAACCAGACACTTGATAACTCACATCAGGACGCGGGTCACGCACACCTTGCGGGTCATCAACTGGGTACATACCCAACTGTAACTGCGGCTGATCTGGGTCCCAACAAGGAGGGCAGACCAGCAAGTTATACGTCTTTGTCTTAACCACTTCCTTGCGTAACACGGTTAGCTTGAAACGAAAACCACAACGGTCGCATTCAGCAATCGAGTTCTTGCCGGATGAAAACCTATTACCCATTAAATAAACATCTGACGGGGAACAAGACGGATCGCTGCGCGTTCCTGATCTTCATCCGCTGCCGTCATCCATGCCTCATCGTATTGCGCTTTCAAAATCTGTAATCTCTCCATACCACCGGGCACTTTAAGCGCCAAGTAATATGCCAGTCCCGCCGTCAAGCAGTTAACAAATCGAAATGGGATATCCATGACATTGACACCGTTACCAGCATCTTGCACGCGACGCATGCGCCAGTAAACAAACTGATAGGTCTGGGAGCCGTCTGGCGTAGGCCACACAGTGATGCTTTGCTTTTGAACCAGACTGATGGCTGCACCAGTTGTGTGGGCAGCAGCCGTTGTGCCGTCTTGCCCCCGCGTACAGTTCAAAAGGTATGCTGGTGTAGCACCGTCCGCTACGGAGTACTCGTTGTAGCCAATCAACTCTGTGCCTATCCGGATAAACCCTGCATTGGGAACACTCACCAAACTTGTGATTGGAATAGATGTGTCTGTGGCAGTGATTGTCGAAGACAAGGTGCCCGTCAAAACCGACGATTGGCCTGTCAAACGCTGAATCCACACTTGGATTGGACGGCCTTGGGTTAACTTATTGGGTAGTGTTGCGTAAGTAGAAACACTAATACGCGTAATTGTTAAGTCCGCCTGATTGCTTGGGCTGTTGGCCTGTGTGCGGATAACATGTTCAAGAATGTCTGCCGTGTCGTCTGGCAGCGCATAGGTTGGTTGTCCTTGGGTTAGGGTAATGACGTCTTGCTCAAACGTCCACATGTTGACGCCACGATTAGCCCAGTCTGCAAACAACAAATTTAAAGACCGACGGGCGGTTCGCAAGTCATAGCCCGTACGCAACTCCGAACCCACGCGCTCGAACGCTTCCTCTACTATTTCAGAGAGGTCTAGATTGAACGACGCGGTTCCGGAGGTGTTTGCCATTATCTAAAGCCTGCTGTTTTCTTTGCTATGCCTTTGGGCTGCGCCACAAACTGTTTACCTTTGGCTTTGCCCGCACGCTTTGCACGGGTGGTTGCCGCATACTCTGCTGGGCTCAAAGACTTAATCGCGGCTTCTGGCAAGTACCGTTCTCCCGTTTTGGAAGAAGGTTTCCCTGACTTGGTACGCCATTTCTGGTCGCCCCAATTCTTTAGGGATTGCTGTGGCGCTTTCAATCTCGATAGCCCCCGCCTGCCGCCTTGTACTTCTTGGCTACAAGTTGGGCTTTACGTGCTGACCATTGACCTGCGCCTGTGCCGTGAGTTGCTGCCGCTTTTACTTGGCTAACAATCTTCTTGCGAAGACTGGGCTTTGTGTAATTGCCCGCAGCATTAACCTTTCCACCCTCTTTGAACTTGGTGAAATCGGTGTCATCCCGTCGGGCAGTCTTTTTGCCCTTTGGCATTTTGGAGGGGGAGATGTCCCCCATACCACGGCTTGGCAGCATTTAGCAATATCCACCAGACTTCATAGTCACCATCTTGCCTTTGGTTTTGCCTTTAACAGCAACACCATCACGGCTAGGAGCGGCAGTTTTTACTTTACCCATGCTAGTCATGCCACCAGAAGCCATCTTCTTAGTAGCGCCTTTTTTCTTAGCCATCATTGCCATGAAACCGGGGTTCATTTTGCCTGCCATAGTATCACCACCTTTTTTAAAAGATTTGCCTTTATCGGCGTTGTTGAAATCCTTGCCCACAGATTGTGGGACTCCTACTTTCTTGGCAAACGACGGCGAGTGCGCTATCGCAGCCATGAAATTGTGCTGTTTCTTACTCGTGCTTGGCATACTTAGCCACCAAGTTTTTAATAGTGTCGGTTTCCCATATACGGATAGTCATCCACACAATGGTCAATAACCCACCAATAAGGCCAACGAGCGGAGTAACCCAACCCATGAAACCACTAAGTCCAACAACTACGGCAGCGCCGTCAGTCATTGTTTTTACATCGTTGTTCATTTAGTAAATCCTTCCACGGGTTTTGCCACGAATGGCAGCGCCATCAGCGCGGCTGGAGGCAGTAACTTTACCGCCTTTTTTGTAGAGGTCGCCCGCTTTTACACGTTTATCAAACTCGTCAGACATGTTCTGCCGCATCTGTTCAACAGTAACGCCTTTCTTTTCAGCACGGGCTTTTTGAACTGCATCTTGAATGTCTTCAACTTCTTGAGTTTTTAATTGTCTAGCAGTGGGGCCACCTTGTTTACCACGACCTGCGCCTGCTTTAGACGCGCCTTCGGCTACATAGGTAGAGCCTTGACCGGAAAATGGTTTATCACTTAAGTCCGGCTGACCTCGACTGTTTTCGCCTGTGGTCATGTAACGAATGTCAGATGCTTTCATTTATGCCTCAGCACTTCCAAGCCCGTAGGCTTTTGTTAATTCTAGAGTTCGGGTCGTTCGCTGTTTTTGCGGATGTCAATTTCTTTTTCATCCCAGTCATGCGGGCGCAGAAAGAGTCGCGCCTTGAGCCGCCTTCTGGTTGAGGCGGTTTCAAGTTCATCCCTTGCTTTTTCGCGGAGGCTCGCCCCTTGGCGTTCAAGCCACCCTTCTCGGATTTGCCTTCTTTGCGTTGCCATGCGGGGGATTTAGCCATAGAACACCACTGCGGTTGTAGTTGCAGAAACTACGGCAGAAATATTGGTGCTGCATTTAATGCCTTCGCCGGGAAACACCATGTATATAGAACCCGCCGCCGCAGGTGCAGTCCAAGAGAACTTGGCTGTGCCGCCTGTTCCATCATTTAACACGACTGTTGCGCCTGTTGAATAGCTTATGGATATGCCTTTAATACGGGCAGGACCTGCAAAAATAGTGGTTGTCGCACCAGCAGTAGCCGCTTTGGATAAGACGTCTGTTTGCATCATAATTAATCTCCTTGTTTGAAACTAGGGGCCGAAGCCCCTGAGATTAATTAAGACGTTGCGAACGGAGTTGCAACAGTGCCAGAGCCTAGTACAGAGCCTTTAACCATGTACTTATTTGCGGCAATCGCAACAATCTCAATACAAGTCCCTGCAACACCGCCAGTAGTAGTGCCGTTGAGGTTGATGAAGTCATCGCTTGCGCCAGCAACAAAGCCTACCGCCGCGCCAGATGAATCAGTGTCAATAGACAACACTGCACCTACAAACTTGTCAGTGCCATCAGTTCCAATTTTCAATGAACTTGTGGAGATAGTTGTTGGAACCCAGATTGTGTAAACAACGCCTTCGTTGTTTGCTGTGCTTGGGTCTTGGCCCGGACCAGAAGTGGTTGGGTTAGATGATGTATTAATTGCAGGCAAAGTCAGCGTTAATGCTGCTGCCAAAGAACCGCCAACAGCGACGATGCGACCACCGTGTGCTTCTGGGCTTAAAGTTGTGCTAGCTGTAATATCAACAACGGTAGCGGGACCTTGTTGATATAGGCCGCCCAATGAACGTACTGGGCCTTGGAATGTGGAGCGTGCCATGATTTTTCCTTACATGCGTTATGGCGTATCAATCTGCATGAGGTCAGCCGAGCCTGTTTGATACACCGAGGAAACTCGGATGTGTTTAATATACAGCAAAAGAAAAGGGAGCACAAGGCTCCCTTCCCAATTTTTCCAATTAAGCGCCGGGTGAACCGAACATGCCTAAAGGATCAGACCAGCCGAACGAATAACGCTCGCGGGACTTGTAGCGGACGTTGCCAGTATCGAAGTCACCGTCCATTGAATTGCTCAATGGTGTGCGCTCGAAATGCTTCATGCCGTTTGGAACGTCGGTAGTTAAATACCAGCCGTTTGTGTCGGTCAAGAAGTGGTTGATGGCATAGCCTTCTGGGATTGAACCGTTGTTCTTCAACGCGTTGATGTCGTTGTCAGTAGTACCAACGCGGAGGTTAGTCTCTAACAAACGAGTAGCAACGAACTGGAGTGCTGGCGGAATAATCAACTTACGTGGCATAGCAGCGATCAACAGACCGCGCTCGTCTGTCCAAGCAGCGATTTGAATAACGGCGTTCTCGAGAGAAGTTTCGTTCAAATCAGCGTTGGTAGCAGGACGGTTGCTATTGGTGCCGCCAGAAACCAAAGGGTGTGCTGTAGAGAACAAAGCAACACCGTCGCCACCGAGGTAGCTAGAGGAGAAGCCGTTGTTCAAAACAGAAGCTGCCTTGACTTGCTTGGTGTAAGCCATTGCACGGGCCAAAGCCTTGGTGTAACGAGCAGACAAGCTGTCATACAAGTTGTCTTCCACTGCTTCTTCAGTGATGGAGAAGCCAAGAGCGATAGTTTCGTGCGTGTAGCGTGCGGTAAATGCCTCTTGAGCATTGTCATACGCAATAGCAGAACCTTCGTTCTTAACAGGAGCAGCGGAGAAACCAGATAGTTTGGTCTCTTCTTCAAAGCTACGCTCAGATTTCTCTGTTTCGTAGATTTCTTTGTGCTCTTCGCCGTAACGGGCATACTCCAAACCAAACAAAGCGTTTAGGCCGGGGAGGAGTTCTTTAAGTAGTTGTGCGCGGGAAATAGCCATTTTAAATTACTCCTTACAGGCCAACAGCGTTGGTAAATGTGTGATAGCCGGGATTGATTTTTACAAGAATGTCAGTGTAAGCATCGCCTACAACAGAAAAACCTTGCATATCAACAAAACCAACAACACGGAATGCTGCGGTGGTAGTCACAGCAGAAGCACCTGCCACGACAGAAGCCGTAGAGTTACCTGTTGATGTGCTGCCTGTTGCCACAGCGCCAGTTGAGAAAAATACGTTTGCGCCCACGGCAGCTTGTGTAACAGTACCAGCGGACTGGACTTGGAACACAACACCGGGATCATCTACAACGTAAGCGTTAATCACGCCAGTCGTACCTGTGGGGTAGTACTGAGCATAGATCACTTGGCCTTGTGCGTTGACGTAAGAACAGCCAACAAACACACCCACTATGCCCGTATTAGCGGTGCCAGTAGGAAAGCCGTTGGTGGTCGCGTCAGCGCCGGTTGCGGTTGCCACAGCCAGATAGCCAGATGCATTCACGTACACGGGCGAACCGTTGTAAATGTTTGAGGCTGTGCCTGCGGGGTCGATGAGATATGAACGGGTTGCACCTGCATATGGTGTGCCGCCCAACTCATTTACGGGTTTTAGACCGTATGGGGATGCTACTGATGCCATTTAAGGACTCCTTGTTTACTTAGAACCTGTACCAAATCCGCTTCCTCTGCTGGTCGTCGACTTGCGGTCGGAGAACAGCGGCATACGCGGGTCATTATTTCGCATGAAGTGGTTGTCCACTGAATCCATCTGGTTTTGCGCTTGCCCGTCGTAATAATCTTTCATGGCGGCGACTTTTTCAGTAGAGTTTTTGCAGAGCATTAACCCACCAATCTCGACGTTGCCTGTCTGAGCATTACCGGTAATCATCAATTCCGGATGGTCCACTGCTTTTACCGGTTCCCAGCCATCGCGCATCATCTTAGATACGTTAGTTGGGTGTGCCTGTCCATTTATATGTGTCGCAATCCAGCGATACGTATATCCGGGCTCAGGCGTCGGGTCTGGCAGTGAACTCGAAGGTTTATAGACCATTCGAGCAGTTTTTTCGCGTGAGGAATTATCACGAGGGGTACGGTTTTCAGCCATTTTGATTCTCCAATTTCAATACTTGTTCAGCATACTGCTTAGGGGTTAATTTGAACTTTTGTGCTAACGCTAACTGTGTTTTCGTTAACTCAATCTTTCTTTTACCTGTCGAACGAGTCGCAGGCGCAACCACAGAGGCAGGTTTCTTCGGAGATTCACCGGACCTTGGCCTGTCTTCGTTACCACCGAAAACTTCAGGGAACTTCGACTTCACGCGAGCATCTATTTGCTCGAAATATTCATCCGATCGCGGGTCAGTGCCCGAATTGACTAGTTTTTGATGCAGCCCTAGTGCAAAGCTGGTAACTTCTTCGAACCCGTTTGAACCGAACCACTGGTTTTTGGCCTGCCAGCGCAGGGTTTTTTCGTCCGGTTGAACACGTTGAGGTTCTTGGTAGCTCGTTTGTACCTCAGAATTTTCATCTTGTAAAGGGGTTGGACGAAAATTTTTCGTATTTTCCAACTTCATCTTGGCATCAAGCAACGCTTCTTGTGCTGCAAGGATAGCGTCGGAGTCAAAAGCCTCCTGTGCTGCCTTGTATTCACGACGTGCTTTGTCCAACTCAGCTTCAGCAGCGGTTTTAGCCATCTGCGTGTACTGTTCGGTGCCGGTGCTGACGTTTTGGCGTAATTTTTTATTCTCGTCCAACAGGCGTTGTGCAAGAGTCTCTAGTTCTTGCTTTTCCCGCAAAGTAGCTTCTTTGGCTCTGCGTTCGTCGTGACGAGCGTGTGTTAACTCCTTAATACGCTTTTGCGCACCTTGGGTGTACTGCTCAATCTCTTCGTCCGTAGGGTCTTCAACCTCCCTGTCCAATGGTCTACGACCACGGTCTTGTTCGGGGGTGTCGTCGATGATTTCAACATCAATATCTTCGTCGTCAGGGGTAACGATCTCAATATCTATGTTTTTATCCTCGACTTCGTCAGGGAACTTAAATTGTTCTCCAGCCATATCTACTCCTTTAAGCGCGGGTTACACCGCGAGGGTCTTGCACAACACATTCCACCATGTCATCGTTGATGATGCGGAATTCTTTTCCAAATATCTTGAATCGCGTACCTGAGTACGTACGTACCAAGACGAAGTCACCTTCTTTGCACCAAGGACCTGTTGGAAACTTAGTGGTGTCTTTGTACGCATCTGGCCCTACACGCATGACAAACAACACCGTAGTGGCGTGTTCTTCTTGGCGCAGAGTCGTTGCATCTCGAACTAAGTCGAGTGAGGTCCCCGCTAACTTCTCGTCCACGGGAGGGACGATGCACAGGATTTTGTAGCCTGTCGGGATTGGTAATGCAGAGGCTTTTGTTTCCTCTGAGTCGGGTGCATCCAGTTGTTGGATGGCAGGCGGCAATTGAATGCCGGGGGGCAAGAGTATTTCACTCATCGATTTCATCTACTTTCTTTGCAAGGTCGAGTAAGTAACCCTCTGCGATGGCTAGACCATGAATCACCCCACAGAGTTTTTGATATTGGTCGAACGTCTGGCAGGTGCCTGCGGCTAGGTCATCTGCGTAGTTGTTCATATCGGTGCGTATTTTTTCGCGCAATACGCGTGCGAATTCGTCGATCATTTGTTAGGTTTTCCCTCTGGTTTGTTGCGTGCTAACTCAGCACGGATGGCAGCTTGCTCACGCTGGTGTTCTAGGTTCTGACGATGCACCTCTTGTTTATGCGTCAGGGTTTGATTGTGTTGTTGCGCTGCCATCACAGTCTTAGACTGCATAGCCGCGAGTTCTTGTTGTGCCCGCGCAGCGGCAACCTGTGGGTCTTCTGTGCCTGCTCTACGTTCTTCCAAGTGCATGCGGTCGGCTTTATCAGCAGCATCAACTTGTAGTTTCTTTTCCTCAAGTTTAAGTTTGTCTGCTTGGGCCGCCGCGTCAATCTGCATCTTCTGTTGTTTAAGTTGCAACTCGCCTTGCTTGATCTGCAACTCTTGCTGCTGCATCTGGATCAACGGGTCTTGGGCTTGTTGCTGGGCTTGCTGTTGTGCAGCAGCCGTTTGGTTTTGCTGAAGCACTTGCTGTGCGGCTTGAGCCATCATTGTCGACAACGCCAACTCCATTTCTGGTGGCAACTTCTCGTCTTCTGGAGGCAGCGGCATACCCAACTGTTGCTCGATCTTGGCACGGTAGGCATAGCCAACGTGTTCGGAAATGTGCGCCATCATTGCGGCTTGCATCATTGGTGCCTTGGGGTTTTGTCCCACCAATTGCTGAACTATGGGGTCCTGCACCATAGCCATGTGCACCTTGATATGCGCCTCGTGGTCTTGGTAGAAGAACGCTTTCATTGGCTCTCCACGAAGGACTGCCATGTTCTCGGACACTGGGTCTTTTGGCTTCTCGTCGTCTGGCAACGGGATTAACTTATCTGGGTTCTTAATACCAAGAACCTCAAGCATCCTGCGGTGCAGTTGTGGCAAGTCATAAATGTCCGGAGCCATCTGCGCCATCTGAATGACCGCTTGGTACTGCACGACACGCTGGGACATCGTGGCAGCATTTGGGTCGCTCACAGGAATAATGTCTACGTTCTCGTAGTCTTCGTGGCGCGCAGAACGACTGCCTTTATCTGGGTCAAAGTTGTATTCTGGCTCGGCGTTGTCACGGATGATGACCGCCAACAGTCCCAACTCTTGCTTGAACGTGTAGTGCAGACGGGCTTGTACCGCCGTCATAACTTTTAGCTGACGCTCTAGGAGAGCGAGCGTTGTACCCACAGGTGCCTGAGCAGACATGTCTGACACGTTCATGTCCGCAGTAGCCGCGAAGCGACGTCCCTCTTCCACGATCTTGTCAAGGAGTGCCGCTAGAACTGCACTTGGTTCTTTGTATGGCAGAGGAAGAATGTTCTCCCGTAGTGCGCCTGAGCCAATGTCTACGTCACGGAACTCTCCGGGTGCTATCGGCGTGTCATCACCCTTAATGCGAAGTCCACGAGACTTGAGGCCCCCGGGGAGGTTCGATAATGTTCCCGCATCCACCAACTGACGCATGATGCTTGTGGCTGACTTTGCAAATCCTCCAATGAGGTGGAAGAGCCCGAAGCCGTAGGCTCCAAAGCCGGGGATGTACTGGTAGTGCACGAAGTGCTGGCGCTTGAGTCGATACTCATCGTCTTCTTTCCAATTACGGCGTATCGCCAATATGTCGTTAGAGCCTTTGAGGATGGTGACCACGTACGGTAGAGCAATACCCGTTATCTCCCCGTCTTCATCTTTGTCCTCGTAGCCTACTAAGTCCAAATCTACGTGGCACTCGTACATGACGTAGCGGTCGTCGTTTAAGTCAGAAAACCCTGTCTCTTTGTCTTTGGCTTTCTTGATGTCGTCTTGCGACGCCTTCATCGGGTCTGGCAACTCAATGTCGCGGTAGAACCCAGCCTGTTGCAGTTTAAGAATCTCGTTCTTGGTCTTACGCATGACGTGCGTCACGCGATAACAAGTGTCCATATCTGTCGCGCCGTATGGCAGGATGATGTCCTCTGCTGGCACAAACATAGAAACTTGACGTCCAATGTTGGGGTCTTCGTAGACCTTCTTGAACGCTGAACCCGTAGCAGGCAGACTCCACAACATACGCTCTTGTTCTGGACGGAACTCTTTCATGACCTCCGTCAACTGGTAGTTCATGTCTTCCTCGACACGCTGCGCAGCTTCTTTCTTTTGCGGAGTTTCTTTACCAATAATTTTTGTACGCACGGGTCCCTGCGCAGGGAACATCTCCGTGATTGTCTCGCTTTGGAAACGCACCACAGCTTCTGTGATCATCGGATGGAACACGCCAGACGCGCCGTTCCAAGGCTCCGTCCGCTCTTCGTACTGCAAGCCCAACAGTTTGAGTCCCTGCGTATACGCTTTCTCCCAGTCTTTACGTGAGTTCTTGTCGTTCTCAATATCTTCAACCAAGTCGCCCGAGAACGACTCCATCGCACTCTCGTCCATCTCCTCAGCCAAGTTGGCGTTGAAGTCATCGCCGTCATCTTCACCCGGCTCGATGTGAATCTCTAAGTCACCTGCGCGGATGTTGACTTCTTCTGGATCAACGATCTCAATCTCAAAATCATCAGGCTGGTCTTGCGCCAAGTCTTCAATGCCTTGTGGCTGTGTGTATAGCGCTTTGTCGATATTGGTTGCCATGTTGGTCCTCAGTAGTAAGCGTGTTGCTTACGTTTAAAAATTATGGGTTCATCTTTCTCGTCACTGTCTAACGATATGAACCCGCCTTGTCTGAATCTCATTAGTGCTTGGGATGTCGTATCGACAAAGTCGTCATGCTCACCAACTGGGAACGATGCAACTTCTTCAATAACTTCACGCGCCCAACGCGTGTCCGGAGCCCACACCATGCCGGATGCAAACAAGTCCGAAATCGCATTCAATCGTACCACCTTGTCATTGCCACGGCTAGGGTTTGTCTCCCACGCAGGTATGCCCATCGCTCTAAACTCTTGTATCAGCGGTGCGCCAGCAGACTTCTTCTCCACGATGAACGCATCAGGCTCCCACTCTCTATAGTGTTTGAGTGCTGTGGCCTTTAATTCTGGGAAAGTCATGCGTTCTTTGAAGGCGTCGAGCAGGATGATCTGCGCTTTGTGCCCTTCTTCCTCGTTATAGAACACGCCCCACGTTGTACAAGCAGAGTAATCCGAATTCGTTTTGACTTCGTGAGCAGTATCCCAAGACTGGATGATGTAGTCGCACACCGGTGGTTCTTCTGGCTCCCATATCCGCCACATCTTCCTAGAAATTGTGGCACTGTTGTCCGAAGTGGGCTGCTGCATGTACTGCGCGTTCCAATACCTCGGATCAATCGACGCTTTCGCACTTTTTAACGCCGCTAGAGGCCACTGCTCAGGCCAAAGAGACTTCTCGTTCTCGGTATTTTCATTAAGTATCGCGGGTAACTCCACAATCTCCCAACGCGGGG